AACAGGAGTTTGAGCAAGAAAAAATTGAGATAGAAAACAGACTGAAGGAACAAGTTGTACAACTGATGGGAGATACCCCTATTAATTTAAGTAGTCCTGAACAAATGTCTTGGGTTATCTATAGTAGAAAGCCTAAGGATAAAGTTATGTGGGCAAATTCTTTTACACCTTATATGTCAGACAAAGATTATGCACAGGCTATAAAAGATAACTCTGATGTTGTCTATAGAACAACTGCAGTTCAATGTCGTAACTGTGATGGTGTAGGTAAAATAAGAAAAGTTAGGAAGAATGGTACACCTTATGCTAGACCTAATGGTTGTCCTGAGTGCAATGGTGCAGGATATCTTTTTAATCCAACAAGTAGAATAGCAGGACTAAAGTTTACACCACCAAATGCAAAGTGGATTAGTGCGAATGGATTTACAGTTAATAAAACTAATTTAGTTATACTACAGAACATAGCTAAAAAGAATGACCTTACAAATGCAGTACAGTTTTTAGAAGATTTACAGAGATTGTCAGCATTAGAAACTTACTTATCATCTTTTGTTGATGGCATAAATACTTACACAAAACCTGATGGCAAACTTCATGTTAGACTATTACAACATAGAACTGCTACAGGAAGATTTAGTGGAGCAGACCCTAATATGCAGAATATGCCTAGAGGTGGTACATTTCCTGTAAAGAAAGTATTTGTATCAAGATGGGAAGGTGGGAAGATACTAGAGGCAGACTTTGCACAGTTAGAATTTAGAACTGCAGCCTATCTGTCTCAAGATAAAATAGCAATGAAGGAGATTGAAGATGGATTTGATGTGCATAGTTATACTGCTCGTGTTATTAGTGATGCAGGGCAGAAAACTACTAGGCAAGAAGCGAAAGCTCATACCTTTGCACCCCTCTACGGAGCAACAGGCTTTGGGAGAACGAATGCTGAAGCACAGTATTATAAGATGTTCACAAAGAAGTACAAGGAAATCGCATTATGGCATTCCAAATTGGCTCAAGAGGCTATAAGCACAGGCAAGATTACCACACCATCAGGAAGACAATTTTCTTTTCCTGATGTAGAAAGGAATGTATATGGTAAGGTATCACACTTTACTCAGATAAAAAACTATCCTGTTCAAAGTTTTGCAACTGCAGATGTTGTTCCTGTTGTATTACTAGAGATAGAAAAGAGACTACAAGATGCACAATCCTGTATAGTTAATACTGTACATGATTCTATAGTCATAGATGTACATCCTGATGAAGAAAATTTAGTTGTATATACCTTAAAAAATATTAACTCTAGTTTAAGAGACATAATTAATACACAATTTGGTATAAATTTTAATGTGCCATTACAATTAGATATGAAAATAGGTAATAATTGGCTTGACACAAAAGATGTTGTATGATATAACAATAAGACTTTTGTTAATAAGGAGAAAAACATAAATGAATAGTGAAGTAACAACTATAGATACAAATAATTATGCAGTCATGGCAAAAGCTATGGGCATGGCAGGTGATGATACCACCTCAGATAATAAACCAAAATCTCTACCAAGGTTCAGAATAAATCACACCCCTATCATGGGTAGTGCAGAGGTTGATGGTAAAAAAACTAAAGTAGAAGTAGTCGAAGGTGGTACTTACAAGTTAGAAGTGCCTGATGAAAAGATAATTTATGCTACTTCAGCAAAGATTAGACCATTTATACAGAGATTTATGTATAAAAGGTTTGTAAAGAATATGTCTGCAAAGGCAGGAGAGCCTTTGGGGGTATATCACAAAACCATAATGTCAGACAACTTGAATGTTGATTTAAAAGACAATCAAGGTAAGTTTAATTGTGGTAAGCCTTCAGGTTTTATTAAAGACTTCAAGGCTTTGCCTGTAGAAACACAGGATGTTATCAGACAAATCAAAAGAGTTCGTGTTATATTTGGCACAGTTGATTTGGTTGGTGCAGTTGATGACACAGGCAGTAAAGTAAAGAAGGATAGCATTCCTTTTATTTGGGAGATAGACAATAGAGATGCATTTAAGACTATGGGTGAGCCTTTTAAAAAGTTTTCTCAAGTTAAAAGACTACCTGTTCAGCATACTATTGTTTTGAATACTGAGGAAAGGAAACTTCCTAATGGTAATTCTTTTTACTTACCTACATATACTCTAGATTTACAAGACACAGTAGAGGTTTCTAAAGATGACCAAGAAACTTTTATTAACTTCATGGCTTGGATTGATAATTATAACACTTATATATTTAATGAGTGGGATATGAAAGTTAAGAAGGAAGTAAATGTAGAAGATATGGGAACTGTAGATTCTTTCATTGACGTTAAAATGGAAGATGCTAGTTAGTGAAAAGTAACGACCCCTTCAAAGTCCACAACATTAATTATCTGTCTCCTAGCAGTATTAATACGTACATCTCCGATATGTCGTTGTGGACAATGAGGTATCTCTTTGGTGTTAGGTCTTCTAGTGGAGCTAGTGCCATAAGAGGTATTACAGAAGAGTATGTCTTGGCTGATAAGTATGAGAAAGGTTTCTTTGATTTTCAAGCTCTTGATAGCAAGTTTATTGCATTGTGTTGCGAATCAGGAGTTGACTTGAATGATGGGAAGACCTTGAAAGAAAAGGATGCTCTTCGTAGTTTTGGTACTATCCTCGACAAGAACTTTAAGTACGATAATCTTGAAAGTTATCAGGAAAAAGTGGAAGTTCAAGTTGAGGATTTACCAATTCCTATTATGGGATATGTAGACTTCTTATTTAAAGATAAGATAGTAGATTTAAAAACTACAAATAGGATGCCATCTAAACCTACAGAAGCACAGAAAAGACAGATGGCATTATATTCTATGGCATATCCTGACAAGGGTATAGATTTATTCTTTGTTAGTCCAAAAGGACACAAAGTATATACCCTAGATAAACTAACTGCATATAAAAAGCAGTTGAAAAAGGTGGCTTTTAGTATTCAAAAGTTTTTGTCTATCAGTAATGATAAGCATGAGTTGGCTTCTATGTTGTATCCTAACTTTGACAAATGGGAATGGTCAGAGGACATGATAAAGGAAGCTAAAAAAATATGGAGTGTAAAATAATGGCAGATGTAAAGAAGATTGAAGAATTACAAAAGGACATTTCTAATATGGAAAAAGAACTAGCCGAAGCTAAAAAGACTCTTCGTGAAATGAAGACCAAAGGCTTACGTGAAGCTATGGAAAATAAGAAGTTAGCAGACGAAGCAGTAAGAGAAGAGATGAAGGCACTTGGCTATGACTATAGTAGGTCAGAGTATGAATTTAATCCTTTTGCAGGGTGGAGAAGAATACTCTAGTGCCAACAATAGCACATTTAGAAGATGGCTTTAGGGGTACGTTAGAGCATGGCATAGCCGAAGACTTAAAAAGTAAAAAGGTTAAGTTTGAATATGAGACTGTTAGAATTAAATGGTCTCATTTAACTCAACGTACCTATAAGCCTGACTTCATACTAAGTAATGGCATAATCATTGAAGCCAAAGGTTTTTTTCAAGCAAGAGAAAGAACACGAGCATTAGCTATAAAAGAACAACACCCCTCTCTTGATATTAGATTTGTTTTTGGTAATAGTAATAATAAATTATACACAGGTTCTAAAACAACTTATGCAGAATGGTGCGACAAAAATGGTTTTAAGTATAGTGATACAACTATACCTGAGGAATGGATAAAAGAAAAGGGTAAGAATAAACACCCTTCTATTATAAATATAGCATGACAATAAAAGATAAATTAAATCTTGAAGATTTTATTATACAAGTAAAGCCTACAATGACTGAAGACAGAAGATGGACAGGAGAAGTAGATGTCTCTGTTATTTCATCTGCAGATAATCCTTTGTGTGATGATGATTATTATGGAGTATTAGAGTTTTGTAGAGTGATATGTGCAAGTATACCTTTGATGGAAAAGGATGAATATTTAAGACAAAGAGCAATAAAGTTTTTAGAAAAAGAAGATGAATTATATAATAAACAAAATAAGCCAAAGATTGTTGACAAGCATGACAACGTGGTGGTAGTATCTTTTAAGCCTGAGGAATAATCATGGGTCAATATGACGTTGCTTTAACAAACAAATTTAGAGAGGTAGGAGAGATGCGTAGAAAACAAGCACAGGAACAATCAGACCACAAAGAAATAATGGATATGGTTAATCACCCACCTCACTACAACAAGTCAGGTGTTGAGTGTATTGATGCTATCAAGGCTATGACAGATGATGGATTTCAATATTACTTACAGGGTAATATTATGAAATACCTTTGGAGATACAGGTATAAAAATGGTGTTGAAGATTTAAAGAAGGCACAATGGTATCTCAACGAATTAATAGATGAACTAGAAGATGATACGAGTTAAGATGATGATTACCATAGAAGTAGATGAAGAGGAATATCCTGTTCCCTCAGATGGTGATGTCAGAGAAGATTTTGAAGATTACACAAGAGAATTATTTTATGACATAGATGGTGTGTCAGTTAAACAAGTAAAGGTACTAATGGAGAGATAAATGAGAAACTACCTACCCACAGATTATCAAAATTTTATTGCATTGTCTCGTTATGCAAGATGGAGAGAAGACGAACAAAGACGAGAAACTTGGACAGAAACTGTAGACAGATATTTTGACTACATGGAAAAGCATTTGAAGAAAAAGCATGGTTATGTTTTGACAAAGGCATTGAGAGAAAAGATTAATGATTCTATACTATCTCTTGGTGTTATGCCAAGCATGAGGGCATTAATGACTGCAGGTGTTGCTTTAGACAGATGTCATGTTGCAGGATATAATTGTAGTTATATACCTGTTGATAGTCCACGTTCTTTTGATGAGTGTATGTACATACTTATGTGTGGCACAGGTGTTGGGTTCTCTGTTGAAAGAGAAAATGTAGATAAGTTACCTATTGTTAATGAACACTTTGAGAATAGCACAACAGTTATCAAGGTAGGTGATAGCAGACCTGAGTGGGCAAAGGCATTGAGAGAACTTATTGCTATGTTGTATGTAGGGCAGATACCATCCCTTGATGTATCACAAGTTAGACCTGCAGGTGCAAGACTAAAGACATTTGGTGGCAGGGCATCAGGTCCTCAACCTTTAGTTGACTTATATAACTTTTGCATAGCTATATTTAAAAAGGCAGCAGGTAGAAGACTATATCCTATTGAGTGTCATGATATTATGTGTAAGATTGGTGAAGTTGTTGTTGTTGGTGGTGTAAGACGTTCTGCTCTTATATCACTATCCAATCTTAATGATGACCAAATGAGACACGCAAAGTCAGGCTCATGGTGGGAGAATGAAGGACATAGAGCATTGGCTAATAACTCTGTGGCATACAAGGGTAAGCCTGATATGGGTACATTCATGAGAGAATGGTTAGCCTTATATGAATCTAAGTCAGGAGAACGTGGCATATTTAATCGTAAGTCTGCCAAGTCTAAAGTGCAGGAAAATGGAAGAAGAAAAGTTGACTACGCATTTGGATGTAATCCTTGTAGTGAGATTATACTTAGACCTTATCAGTTTTGTAACCTTACAGAGGTTGTTTGTAGAGAAGCAGACCATCTAGATATACTAAAAGAAAAGGTTAGACTTGCTACTATACTTGGTACATTTCAGTCTACACTTACAGATTTTAAATATCTTAGAAGAGTGTGGAAGGATAACACAGAAGAAGAAAGATTATTAGGTGTATCACTAACAGGTATACTAGACTGTTATCTTCTTAACAATGGCACAAAGGAATCTATACAGAGAATGTTACTAGAATTAAAAGAAGTCGCTATTAACACAAACAAGAAGATTGCAAAAGATTTAGGTATACCACAGTCAACTGCAATCACTTGCATCAAGCCATCAGGAACTGTATCACAGTTAGTAGATAGTGCATCAGGTATTCATGCAAGACACAATGACTACTATGTTAGAACTGTCAGAGGTGATATCAAAGACCCACTTACACAGTTTATGAAAGAGATGGGTATACCTGTAGAGCCTGATGTTATGAAACCTGATAGTGTTGCAGTATTTAGTTTCCCCATGAAATCACCCACAGGTGCAATCACACGAACTGCCATGACTGCTATTGAGCAGTTAGACTATTGGCTAATGTTCCAAAGACATTGGTGTGAACACAAGCCATCTATTACTGTTTCTGTAAAAGAACATGAGTGGATGGAAGTGGGTGCGTGGGTATTCAAAAACTTTGATGAGGTATCAGGCATATCCTTTTTACCTTTTAGTGAACATACATATAAACAAGCTCCTTATCAAGACATAGATGAGAAAGAATATGAAACACTTGCAAAAGCCATGCCAACTAATATAGATTGGAATAAGTTGAAAGACTTTGAAAAAGAAGATACAACAAATGGTAGCAAGGAACTTGCCTGTACTGCAGGTGTATGTGAGATTGTGGATATAGAGGCTAGTTAAGTGAATACAATAGAACCATCAACACAAGACAGAAAGAAGTTTGACCTTGACTTAAAGTATGGTCAGGTCAGAGAGAAGTATGTGGCAGATATGTTGCAGGACAAAAAGATTGAAGTCAAAAGTGAAAGAGATATGTGGCAACGAACAGGCAATATAGCTATTGAGTATGAATCTTATGGTAAACCTAGTGGTATAAATGCTACTGAGGCAGACTATTGGTTTCATAATCTGTGCATAGGTGATGATGTTTTTTGCACACTAGTATTTAATGTAGACAATCTAAAGAAACTTATTGACAAGTTAGATTACAAGAGGTCTGTAGCAGGTGGTGACAACAATGCATCTAAAATGTATTTGTTAAATATACAAAAGTTGTTTTCGTCTGATGTAATCAAAACATTTAAAGGAGAGTAGTATGAGAGAAATGTTATTATCAGCCTTGAAGTCCTACTATGTAGGTAATATTAATAGGCATATAGCTAATGTAGAAATATATTTAAGAACATCTGTTGGCATTGGAGAGCATTCTGATATAATAGAGTCTATAGATAAAGAGATGGAGAAGATTGACAAATATGATGCAAGACTGTCAATGATATTAAAGTATTTTGAAAGAAAGCAGATAGATGAAAAAGAAGAAAAGAAACCCCAATCTAAGTAAATATGATGCACCTCTACGTATTCAGTTTGAACGTGGCATAAAAGCATTTAGAGGAAAACAATATATAAGGAGTGTTAAGGGTGCTAAGATAATAGCAACGGAGAGTCCTTACAAAACAAATACCATGCAACACAGAGAGTGGCAAAGAGGATACAACTTTGCATATTTTAAAGACTTGGAGAAGTTAAAAAGTGAAGAAGCTAGAAGAAGAAGCAAAGAAGTTTATGGAACAGAAGAACAACACGTTCTTTAAAAAACTAGAAGAAATTATTGAGAATGTTAAACTTATACAAAGTATGTCAGATATAACACTAAAGAAATTGAAGAATATAAATGCAAAAGATAACACCAACCCATGACCTGTCTTGGTATTTAAAGTGGACAGGTTCGTTCTTAATTATGTCAGGTATTATATGTAGGTCTGTGGGGGTTTTACCTCTGTACGACCTTATATCGTCTTGTATAGGTACAGGATTATTGGCAGGTATGGCATTTCTATGGCATGACAGAGCCTTGCTCATGGTAAATGGGGTAGCCTGTGCTGCATTAGCTATGGGGATTATGAGACACTTGTTTGTTTAATTATATATCGTCAACATCTTTGGCATTTTCTAATGCCCACTGCATGACAGTTATTTCATTACCATCCACACCCTTTATAATTCTATCTGCATCCACTCTTATGTTTTTGCCCTCATAAAATTTTTCATTAGATTTTAAAGGATATAATCTTCTATATCTAGAAGTTACTGCATTTTTCTTGTAGAAAGGTAGCTTATTCCACTCAGCAATGTCTGTAGTTGTAACTAGAGTTTCTGCATCTACATCAGTGCCAAATATTTTTCTTCCAACTTCCACTTCTTCTGCTTGTATTTTATTTTTAACAGCTATCCTAGCTTCTGTTATTACTGCTTTTACTAGTGCTCTAAATTTAGGAACTCTTTCTGCTCTATTTAAATTTGCATACAAAGGATTTTTCATAGCTGTACTAACTCTTTTAACTAAATTTAAATCTCCATCAGGGTCACTTAGCTCTCTTCTCAATCTTAAATCTATGGTTTCATTTGGGTCTTTACTATACAAATCAAACCAACCTATTTGTAGTTCTGACATTTCTCTTTGAACAACATTTTTAACAGGGTTTTTACTAAATCCAAATAGTTGTTTTTCTATCGGATTAATCGCCATTAAAGAACCCTCTCTAAATGGACTTCTTAAAGGCAAGTCATAATCAGGACCAAAGTCAGGAAGTGCTCTTGTTCCTCTATTTAAAAATATAGATAAAAAATCTACTTCACCTGTTCTTGTTTCAGGTATAGCTCTTGAATATCTATCAAACTGAGAATAAAAATCTTTTACAACAGCAGCAGGTAGAGTAAATGTATTTAATATATTTCCAAAAAATTCTCCTGCTAGTTTACTAGTTATTTCACCCCTAGTAGCACCACTAGATAAATCAATCATAAGTTTATCTAAAGCATACACACCATAGCCTGTTCTAAAGCTAGACCCTAACATAGACTGTATAGTGTCTCTTCTATACTTACTAACTGATGCAGATACTGCTCCTACGTCTGTGGGGTCTGCTTCAAAATACCTGTGCAACATATCTGCAGCTAACACAAAAGGTGCAAAAGGACCATATGTAGGTCTACCATCTATTATTTTTCCTGTATTATCCTTAAACTCAAACCATTCAGTATCTTGACCATTTAAATCTCTCCAATCATATGCTACTTTTAGCATCATTAATCCCATAGTTTGTTTTCCTAGTCTGCTAAACAAATCATATTCTTTAGCACCTTTTCTTGATGCAGGTAACATACCTAGTATTGGTGCATGGTCATAAACAAATTTAAATTGATTAGCTATATATCTAGGAAATGGCATAAAACTTGAAACAACGAAAGGCAAGTTTCTGTGTGCAGCTATAGTTCCACCTGCTATTTTTTCAAAAAATCCACCTTTATACACACTAAAACTTTTTTGATACACAAACTCAAGGGAGTCTTGAATTGCTTTTTCTAATACTTCGTCTCTAATATTACTAAATTGACCACTTGTAATTGTATCATAAAACTTTTTATTTCCTAATTGTCTTTTTAAAGAGGCAGTTAAAACAGCCTGTTTCATAATGTTATCACTAAATGTGTTTAGTATATTAAACTTTGTTCCAATTTGCTCTAGTCCTCTATTTAATTTATTAGCTCCTGCTGTGTTGGCTTCTAAATCGGCTGCCTGTCTAAATAGTTTTGTTGCTCTGTCAGGCATATTTTTTTCAAACATAGTTCTTACAACTTGAGCTTCGTAGGGATTGAGTAGTCCTTTATATACATCAGCGACACCCCCACCAAATCCTTCTAGTGAAAAGTCTCTACCTCCATAAAATCCTCTTTTCTTTCCTGCTATTGTTTCAATAACCCCTGCACCAACTCTAAAAAAATTATCAAATGCTCTAGTTCCTGCATCTATAAAAGTTCTAAAACCTGCGTTTTCAAAGTTACGCATGGTTGTTGCAAGTTGAGATGTCATTATTCCTAATCTTGTCCTATCTAACATTCTAAAAAATAAACCAATTTGATTTTCTCTTTCAGCAATATTTCTTGCTTCATTTTGAGTGATACTAGTTATTCCACTTTCTTCTAGTTGTTTTATATCTTCTAGATGATTGTTTAACAAACTTTTTACTTTTTCTTTATCTGTAATTTTTGCAGGAGAAGCACCTATCTTATTTAATTTTTTCATTTGTTTAGCCAAAGTTCCTGAAGCACCTAATGCTCTACCAAATTCAGAAAGTTCAGCTTTGTATATCAAAGAAAAAGTATCAAATGTTAAATTATATTCTTTTAAAATGTTTCCAATTTGAAGGGTGGTTATATCTCCATTTTTTAATGCTTCAGCTATGTCTGCAGTTATTCTTTTATCGTCTCTTACTTTAAATTTTCCTGCTTTAGCTAAGTCTAATGTAGCAGCGGCAATAGTTTGAAATAACTCTTTAGGTAGTCCTGCTTCCAAAGTTCCTAGTTTTTTAGATTCAGCTATGTCAGCTAATAATTTTTTACCGACAGCAACTTTTCTTGTGTCTAAAGGAACTTTATCGCCTCTTTTAGCTTTAATGTCTGTAAGACCCTCTGTAAGAGACTCTATTTTTTCTTTTAATATATTGTAAGTATCTTTATCTGTAGTTTCGTCTAGTGTTTTTTTAGCTTTTTCTGATGCTTTTTTGGCTATAGCTTTCTCTGAACTCTCAGCTATATTAGATAATTTCGCAGCCTCTCTAGCCATTTTAGTTTGTTGTTTACCTACTATACCACCTGCAATAGTGCCACCTAAAAAACTTAATCCTGCAGTCGCACCCACTCTACCCATATCATATTCATCAGCTTGTCCTGTTTCAACACGAGTTTCTTCTTGTGCTATTGCTTGTCCCAAGCCTACAGTTCCTTCTATAGTGCCTGTAATTCCTGCACTTTTAACTATTTCTTTTTTTATATCTTTATTTATTTGATTACGGAGAGTTTTTTTAGCTATCTCTTTAGATAAACCTTTTTTAAGTAAGGCTTTTAATGCTATTTTAGTGGCTTGTGTTCCACCTGCTGCTGCTAATTTTCCGTATCCACCTGTCAAAATACCTAAGTAAGTAGATGGAGCAGTCAGTATCCCACCTGCAAAATCTTTTACAGTTTCAAGACTATAATCACTTTGCATAGTGTCATATAATTCTATTAAATTTGCAAACTCTGTTTTGTCTTGCTTGTTTGCATTTTGTGCATATTCTAAGTCTCGAATTGCACTAATTTCATTTACATTCTGATAACGAAAATGCTCTAAGAACTGTTCGTACACTTCGTTTCTGTCTTGCAATCTTTTCTTACTATAACCTCCTCTTTTCTCAAGAAAGTTACGAGCCTCTTTTATGAAGTCATCATTATCTATTAAAACTTCTCTATTTTTATTTTCTGCTTCTAAAAAATTATAGCTAGATTTATCTTTAGCCTCTAACATTAAACCCTCTAAATGTTATTTTTAGTTAAAAAATCATTTGCATATTGCTTTGCTGCTTTTTGATTGTTATAATATTTTGAATTTGAAGGGTCTTTAACTAATATCTCTACTAATTTAGCTCTTAATTGGTCTCTTTTTCTAACATACGAATTTGCTGCTGCTTTTTTATTTGTTCCTGATGGAGGGTTCTTTTTTAAATCTATTAATTGATTTTGTATTGTTGTTATAGCAGGAGATGTACCTGTACCACTTGTACCTGTACCACTTGTACCTGTACCACTTGTACCTGTACCACTTGTACCTGTACCACTTGTACTTGTGCTACTTTGAGTTTGATTAGCTTTTATTTGTGCTATAGTTTGTGCAGGTTGAAACTGCGATAAATTAGTTTGTATGTCAGCACCAGAATTTAATCCTATTTTAATATACTTTCCGTCTTTATTATTTAATTGTAATTGTCGTATAACTAATTGTGTAGCCTCTACCCTAGACATACCTTGTTCTTCTTCTATTAAGTTAGCTATTCTTCTATTAACATCTAAAGCTATCGCCTCTCCTATTTGTACCCTGCCTTTAATTTCAGAATCGTAGCTATAAACAGGAAAACCTGACGCAGAAGAAGTAACTTTACGTTTTCCTCCAAGAGATGAAATTATAGCATCCACTACACTATTATTAGATAATGTTGCTGTGTAATCCCCCCTAATTTTAGGTGTTAAAAATTGCTTACCTCTTTCTGTTAACGAACCACCACCAATATAAATGTCCTCTATATTATCAGATTCAGTTTCAGGTGCTAGTGCTTTTATTTGTGCCTTGACTTCTTCACTAACATCTTCTTGTCCACCACCTGTTATAAAGTTAGATATAAAACTAGTTTTCTTAGGAGCAAGGAATTTAGTATTTAAATTTTTACTGATATTATCAACAGGTCCTGCTAACGCACCTGCTAATTCTGCATCACTTAAACCAATGGTTGCATTATTCTTTTTAAAATCGTCTGTAATTTTATATAATGTAGTTATGTCTTGTCCCTGTTTACCAAACTTCATCATCTCTGCATACAAATTATCTTTTACTATGTTAGCAGATAAATAAGAATCTTTTGTGTATTGATTTAAATCTTTAATTTTTTGTTTATAAGATATAAGTCTTTCTTTTCTTTTAGCTTTATTTTCTGCTATAACTTTACCAATACTTGTAGCACTAGCGTTGATGTAATCTCTTCTAGATTGAGCATCTGCTTCTTCTAATTTATCTTTAACGTCATTAATTCCTTTTAAAACATAAGGGTCTTTTTTAGCCAAATAATAAGAGCCAACAGCTAACAAAGCTGCTTTTAAAAACTTATTATTAAAACCTTTGTAAGTAGAAGTTTCTTGCTTACTTTCATTTTCATTTGTTATATCTACTTTTGCCATCTATGTTCTCCTAGACATCAAACCCATAGGCTCTTCTTCCACTACAGGTATTTCTTCTTCTGTTTCTTCTTCAACAACAATTTCTTCTTCATCAGCTTGGTCTGCTGCAGAGTAAATATCAGTTTCCATTACTTGCGTATCATAATTTTGCTCTAGTCCTGTAACATAATCTATGCCTTGTTGTTCTGCTATTAGCATAATCGTTTCCATAATAATTGGCATAGTTAGTATTCCCACATCTATACTATGCACACCTTCCATAATATTAACAGTATTCATAGAGTTAGCAATCATGGTAACAGGCATCTTAGTTTCTAGTAAACTTGTTACTTGGTCAGTAAAGGTGTCACTTTGCATTTGTCCTATATAAAATTGTGCTACATCATCAACGTTTGTGTATTGAGCAGGTGTTTGCCAAGGTCTAGCACCTAGCTCGTGGGTCATTGCCATGCCGGGTACAGGTAATTCAAATGTAGGTTCTACTCTATCTTTATACATCTTCTTCTCTTTTTATAGCCTCTCTAGCCTGTCTAATTGCAATAAAATAATCCATAGCTATTTCTATAGGCTCTTGTTTCTTATCTTCTTTTTCAGAAAAATCTTTAGATGTTAATCTTTTTAACAGTCCTTTAGCTGTGCTAGATTTTTCTGCAGGTGTGCTATCTATTTTCATCATATTAGCCATTACATCAAATTTTGCGTATGCTGCTTTTGCAGGATTATTAATCATCTATACCTCTACTTCATACCTATTAGTGCTGCACCTAATGTTCCCATCATAGAGCCTAATGCAGTTTTACCTGCAGCAGACTTAGTAGCATTTGCTGAATACTCTTGTGCTTCTTTACTTACCTCTGCAACTGCAAGGGCATTTATTCTATCTAGTTCACTCTCAGCACTCTTCCATGCCCATTCCATAGTGTCAGCATAAAACTGCCATAAATTATCATATTGTTGATTAGACACGTCTAACACTGCTTTTGCATTTAATTCATTGGCACGATTAATTGCTACAGTATCTGCAGTAGCAATCTCTCTTCTCCATACTGCATTGTTCTGTGCAATGGCTATTTGATTCTGTGCATTAAATTGGTCTCTCTGATTAGATACCTCAGAGTTAAATCTACCTACAGTATTAGCCTCACCTGCATTAAACTGTCCTTGAGCATTTGCCTGTGTCGCATTAAATTGTGATATTTGATTTGTTAAATTTGCCATGAATTGGTCTACTTGATTTTGCGATGTAGCATTAAATTGTCTTGAAGCATTTACTGCTGCTTGGTCTGTTAGCAACGATTGATTAATAGCTTGTGCATTAAACAATGCAGTCTGTTGTTCATTAGACAAGTTTGCCATATCCATTTGTAAAAAGTTATTTGCGTTTTGTACAGAAGCCTGTTGTCTTGCATTTAAGTTTGCAGTATCTAGTTGTGCTAGTGCAGAAGCCTCTGCCATTACTAATGCCTGTCTATTTGATAAATTATTTAAGTTTACAGTATTTGCTGCCCTACTATTTTCTAAGGCAATAGTCTGTTCTGCAGTAAAGTTTCTATTTGCTATGTCAGCTATACGTGCAGAGTTTTGCACTCTTGCTTGGAAGGCTTGGTCAAATTCTTGACCTATAAATGTAGCTCTCTGTTGAGCAGCTAACATTGCTCTCTGTTGTCTATTAGATAAGTTTTGTAGTTCAAATGTTCTGATTGTATTTGCATCAGCCTGTGCGATAGGTAAGGCTGATTCTATAGCACCCTGCACAAGAGCCTGTCCTGCAATACTAGAAGCACCAAGACCTCTTTGTTGCATAACTGCCTGTATACCTCTAATTGCTCCTGCTGCCCATGATGGTGGATTAGTTGCATCAAAGTTTGCAGTTAACATAGCAAGTTGCCCTGCCACAGTTGCTTGGTCAGTTGCTGTGGATGTCGCTGCCTGTACTTGTTCGGTAAATGTCTTTGCCTTTTCTGCGTTTGCTACAGGGTCAATAATCTCCCCTGTTTGTATTTCTCTTTGCACAGGATTATCTAATTGTATGGAGTTACCTTGTGCAGCAGTTACATTAGAAACACTTGTAGCAGTTTGTTGTGCAGCTATAACTTTAGCTCTAGGGTCAGTTAAGTCTGTCTGTGCTGCTTGATTAGCCTGTATAGCACTTTGTACTTCAGGACTAGCCTGTGCTGCCTCTATCTGTGTAGCAGTTGTTGATATAGGACCTTGTGCTATAGTCGTAGGTGCTTGAGCAGTAGGTGATAAAGTCATGGTGTCTAAAGCACCTGTATTAGGGTCAATAATCTGTTCCTGCATTACAGGTGTTAATTGTGGTTGTGTAACTGCACCCACAGGTATTGCACCTGTCTGTGCTATTGTAGCAGTAGTGTCTTGTATATTGGCAGGACCTGTTGTCTCTACAACATTACCTTGTTCATCAAACGATTTTTTAACAACATTGCCATAGGCATCAACTTGTCCCTCTCCTGTACCAAGAGTTGTTACATAGGCTTGTCCTGCAGGAGTAAATGAAGGAGTGGACTGTGTTGGAGCACCTCCTGTTTGTAATCTGACAACACCACCTTTAGCCATCTGTTTTGCAGCCTCTTCGTAGACAACCATCTGTCTCTTCTTCTCAGGATTTTGCTCTAGAAAGTTATCAAACTGCTCCATAGAACCTTTATATCCTAATCGACTAGCTATCTTCTGCATAGCCTGTGGTTTAAATCCTGTAAATATTGCCACTATTTAGCTCCAATTAATATCTTATCTAACTTATCTTCTAATCTTTTCATTGCATCCATGATGTCATGCATATCTTCTTTAACATCATCTTTACGTGCATATTCTTCTCGTGTCTTATTTAATAATATCTGTAGTCTTTTTACTTCGCCAAACATCTTGTTGAATGCCCAACCGAATGGTACAACGACCATAGTTAGAATGATGTTCCAAAATAACATTGCATCTATTTCCATGCTATGCTAAGTCTCCGTGGATAATAAACATTACAGGGTCTAAATCAATAGCATCTGCTGCATTATGTATATCAGTTACACCAAATCTATGTGTGCCAGTTGCTCTTTCTATTATATGAGCTGAACCTTCATCATCAAAACTTGCATTAGCAGCACACATGAAAGAACAATAAGAAAACGCACTACTTAAATCATTTGCAATATTCAATGTATGGTCTCCTGTTCCATTATCTGTAATAGAAGTAAGGTTGAAAGAATTATCAACTTCTGCTGTTCCACTTGTGTCAAGACTTGCTAAAACCTTTGCTAATCCTTGTTGTAAGTTAGTAGTTGCTCCTGTTGAACCACTTGATGTAACCCCTGCTTCACCATGTATAGCAGTAGAGCCACTTGTCATTAACCTTGCTAAATCAGATGCTTTACTCATGCTAAGTCTCCGTGAATTGAACCTGAACCATTTTGGTCAAAATTAGAATAACTACCACCTGCAATTGTGTATCCTTGCTCAACAGTAAATTGAGATGTCGTTTGTTCGTCTTCTGGAGGATTCCAAGAAACAACAGCCACATTACCACTTGCATTTAAACAACATCCAGATAATGCATATTCAGCATTTGTCATATTAGATGTAAAAGCAAAAGTATAATCACCAGTGCCATTATCTGTGCCACTTGCTATGTTGTAACTGTCGGATAACGCAGCAGCATCACTATGCTTTACCCATGCTTTAGCACTACCATTGAAAAGAACACTCGTAGCAACACTATTATTACTACTTGCATCTGTTAATGTGTTTACTCTTAATATACTAGCCATTATGCTAAATCTCCGTGTACGTTAACACCAATCTTTGTCCAATCATTTGCTCCACCATTTGTTGAACCTGCTGCATATACTCTTACACTACTAGCACTGTATGTTCCACTATGCGTGGTGATTAAACCTGCATTGTCATTTGCAGAACCTGCTACAGTATAGTTAGCATTTCCCATGTTGTTACTAGGAATAACTTGGTAAGAACCAGTACCTGCATCAGTAATACTGCCCACGTTGAAACTATCGTTAGGTGTCATATCTCCACTACCATCAAAATTAACCCATAATTTAGCTAACCCTTGTTGCAGATTAGTTGTTGTACTATTGCCTTCACCTGTAACATCAATAGAACCTGCTGTGGTTACA